AGAAGAAGATGACTTTTGAAAAAGATTTAGAAAAAGCTAAAAAACTTTATGAAGAATTATTAAAATTAAAAACCCTAAAGAAATCGTATGAAGAATTACAAGAAGTAGCAGAACATGTGATAGAAAAAGAGCTGCCTTTTTCATTTACTTTAAATATTACACTTAAAATACCGCAGCAAGAGCAGTCAAATGTAGAAGATGCAGAGCAAACACTTAAAAACTTATTGAGCACAGATAATCCAGGGGATTTCTATGATATTCTAAATAAAGCAGAAAGACAAATGCATAGTAAAGGCCCAAAAGACAAAACTATCTCAATAAAACTTAGTGATCTCGACACTAAAACATTTGCAGCAATATTAGAAAAATTAGTAATAGATCTTAAACAAAAATTAGAGAAATAATGACAATACTTGGTATAATAGTTTTAATAGGAGCGCTTGTTTTAATTGCAATGTTTATTTATGGAAACAGAATAGACATTGAAACAAGAGAAATACTTGATACAGCTTTAGATAATCTAGAAGAAGAAACTGTAGTAGAATCAGGAAAAGATTTTACTGTAGATGATGCTAAAGCACTTAATGTACTTAGTTTCTATATTGAGTTTGAGGCACTTAGCAAAAGAGCTAAAGAAGCTTTATCTAAAGTAAATGTATATTCACTGCAAGAGTTATTGGATCTTAATGTAGACAAAGATCTGGAAGGTATAAAAGGATGTGGTCCTGCTACTAAACGTGAAATACAAGCTTTTAAAAATAATTTAATAAATGCTGATATAATAGAATGATCATGAATATATTATCTAAATTAATATATGGTTTATATATAACTATATATGTATTATTAAGTAGTTCTTTTATAATGGTTTGTTTAGATCTTATTGTAAATGTACCTCCGCATAAAATAACTTTAGTTGGAATTGCGTATGACGTTGTAATTTTCTTTACAATGTTTATAATAATGATGGCAATATTATTTCTAGGGTATATTACATTTAAAGCTATTGTTACACCTAGTAGAATAGAAGAGCAACTACGTAATTCATTCAATAAACCTAAGCTACCATTTTAAATTATTTAAGGGAGGAGGAGAAATCCTTCTCCCGTTTTTAATCTTATTTAATTATAATAATTATGAACTTTTCAGAATTTAAATTGAGAGTTATCAAAAAGTATTTTGATATTGAAAAAGAAGAAGATGCTATTCCTGTTGTATTTTTAGGACTTCAAAACAATAGAGCAAAACTTGTAAGATTACCAGAAGCATATTTAGAAAATAAAGAAGTTATGGCAAAAGAGATAGAAAATATAATTGATATTGCTGACCCTAAATACATTGCTTTCTGTGCATTCTCCCGTGTCCATAAAATAGACTCAGATACAAATGAAACTGTAGAGTCGATAGAAGCAATTTCTATGCTGTTTGAAAATGGTATAGATAATAAAAGTTATACTGTGACTTTTAAAAAAGAAAACAATACTTATAAATTCTATTCTGAGTTTGATTCGTCCGAACCAGGAACAGAACTCAAGGGTAGATTTTTAAATAAAACATAATGATCTATTTTATAGGCCCTGATGAAGCAATAAAACGTGATTTTGCTGATAAATGCACTATCGAAACGGCTGTTGAATATTGTAAAAATCAAGATATACTTGGTGTAGACACTGAAACTGAAGGATTTGATTTTCTTACTAAGAAAATGATAATGTTTCAAATAGGTGATGAGGTAAATCAATTTGTAATCGACACTCGTTATGTTTCTATAGAACCATTTAGAAATATTTTAGAGAGTAAAAGCATTATTAAAATATTGCATAATGTAAAATTTGATTATAAAGTGATTAAAAAATGGGCAGATATCGAACTTGAGAATGTCCATGACACTATGCTTGCAGAGCAAGTTATTCATTGCGGTAAACAAAATTATGGTTATGGACTTAAAGACCTGGCTAACAGGTATTTAGGTCTATTCATGGATAAAGAAGTACTTAATAGATTTATCAATCTTGCAGGTCAACCATTTAACAAGGATCAGATAGTCTATGGTGCCAATGATGTTAAATACTTATGTGCAATGCGTAAAATGCAATTACAATCTATTCAATCTTTTGAGCTTGAAAAAGTATTAGAGCTTGAGAATAATGCAGCTCTTGCATTTGCTGATATTGAATACAATGGCATACCGTTGGATATTTCTGGATGGAAAGACATTGCAAGTAATTCTTACGAAGAAGCTTTAAAACTCGAAAAAGAACTTGATACTGCTGTATTGAATGATCCTAGATTAAACAAATTCAAAGCAGAATATATTCAAGCAGATATGTTTACGCCTGTAGAAGAGCTACGTAAGATCGATATCAAATGGTCTAGCCCTACTCAAGTTCTTAAAGTATTTAAAACTTATTTACCTGAACTTGAGAATGTTAACGGCAAAGAGATAATAATACATTCTAAGAAATTCCCTATCATAGGTCAGTATATAAAATATAAGGAGTCTATGAAACTTGCAACCAGTTATGGTGAAGAATTTCTAAAGAATGTACGTGCAGATGGTAGAATACATACTAGTTTCAATCAAATATTGAATACTGGTCGTGTGGCCAGTAATTCTCCTAATATGCAACAGATCCCTGCTGACAATAAATTCAGAAACTGTTTTGTTGCAAATGAAGGTTATGTTTATGTTTCTGCTGATTACAGTTCTCAAGAGTTGTGTATCATAGCTGAAGGTTCTAAAGACCCTGTATGGCATAAAGTTCTTGAAGAAGGTCAAGACCTCCACTCAGTATGTGCTGATCTTGTATACGGAGAAGAATGGATAGATGCTGCAGAAGATGATTGTGTTTATCTGAAAAGCAGGCAAAAATGTGATTGTCCTGGGCATAAAAAACTTAGAACCAATGTAAAGACCGTAAATTTCGGTCTTGCTTATGGTATGGGCCCACATAAACTAGCATGGACGCTTGATATTTCAAATGAAGAGGCTGAAGATCTTATTGCTAAATACTTTCAAGCGTTTCCTTCAATTGGTAAATTTTTAGAAGCGCTTGGTACATATGGTAAGACTAGAGGACATATCCGTACTTATTCTCCATTCAGACGTATCAGATGGTTTGAGAACTGGTTTGCTAGTATAGCTAACGATCGTACTAAACTAGGAGAGTTAGGTTCTATTGAACGAGCAAGTAAAAATACTCCTATTCAAGGTACTGGTGCTGATATGACCAAACTTGCTCTTGTTAAAATACGAGAGTATTTAAAAGCAAATCCAAGATTTGATGTACAAGTTGTAATGACAGTGCATGATCAAATTGACACAATCTGCAAAGCAGAGCAAGCTGATGAATGGAAAATAGTTATGGCAGAATTGATGGAACAGGCTGGTACCGAAATACTTCCGTCTGGATTGTTAAAAGCTGATCCGAATATTAGTGATAAATGGGAAAAATAATTAACTTTACACTATTCCAATGGGACATATGAAATTTATAACCGAGCTTGCTCTTGACGAACAAGAGCTTGCTGAGTTTAGAGCTGCCTATAAAAAAGCAGTAGAAGAAAAAAAGAAAGAATACCAGTACAAAAATTCTTATTTATATACAGAATATGCTGGTCATGTACTTTATTATGTAGACAATTATGCAGAAAACATTAAATCTGAATATAGAAAAAGACACTGAGCAACAATTACATTTTAATACATGGAAAGAAAATGGCATGAAAGGTACTTCAATTGCTGCTACTGGTCTTGGTAAAACCAGGATAGGTATTATGGCAATTGAGCATGTATTAAACATGTCAGAAAGTAATAAGGCACTTGTTATAGTGCCAACGGAAAACTTGAGAGACAATGAATGGGTTAACGAGTTCAGAAAATGGGGATTATCTCATCTTCTGCCAAGAGTAAAGTTTATGTGTATCCAATCTGCTTACAAACTATCAAATCAGAAATGGTCTATAGTTGTAGTAGATGAGGTACACACTACTCTATCTCATGTGTATCGTAATTTTTACGAATACAATAACTGGGAGACTATTTATTGTCTAACTGCTACTCCCCCTGAGAATGAAGAGTATCGAGAATACTTAGAATCTTTTTCACCTATATTAATGAAAACAGACCTTAGAAAAGCCAGCAAATTAGAGTTGGTATCAAAACATAGGGTCTACAATTTAGGTGTAAGTTTTACAGCCCTCGAAGCTCTTCAATATCAAAGGGTGGATAAGCTTTACAATCAGGCTGCTTCTCATTTGGGAGGAGTATACAGTGCGTTTGCCAATGCTACTAAATGGCGAAGATCTCGTGATAAAGAGAAAGCAAAATGGGCAAACATATTCTATACAACTATGCAAAAGAGAAAACAGATCTGCTACAATGCTATAAATAAAGTCAAAATGACCAATGAGATAATTAAAAAATTCTTAGACAGAAAAGCATTGGTATTTAGTGAGTCTATTGAGTTTGCAGAAAAACTGCAAGAAGCCCTTGGAACTGAATGCGTTACATTTCATTCAAAACTGTCTAAAAAGGAAAGAGACAAAGCATTAGAAGACTTTGCCAGTTCTAATAAACGTGTTATTAGTTCAGTAAAGGCTCTTAATGCAGGTCTTAATGTTCCTGATTGCAGTCTTGGTATATGTGCTGCTGGTAGCTCCAAAGCCTTAGATAACATCCAAAGAAAAGGAAGAACGTTGCGTAAGACGGATGATAGCAAAGAGGCTATTTACATTAATCTTTACATAAAAGGTAGTCAAGAAGTAAAATGGGTAAGAAAAAGAACTCAAAAAGACAAAGTAAAGTGGATCGAGTCGTTAGACGAAATAGTATAAAAGTAAGAGATTGGCAGTTAACTAAATATGAATATACTTTTCCAGAAGAAGACGAATATTTAGTTGAGAGAGAAAGGCTTATAATTCAAGCCGACAATTATTCTAATCTTTAAACTATTAATTATGGTAGCAATTGGTGAACCATTTATTCAAACATTGATAGAAAACAATCTATCTCTTAGGGAGTATTTTATTCTATACTGTAAAGTCTATGATAAAGAACATCTTATAGATAAATACCAAGAGAAATTCACAGACTTAAAACTGTTTTCAGTGTATGGTAAACTTGTTACTAAAGGTTTTTTGTTACACCTTGATGGCGATAAAGGATATATCAGTACAGAAAAAGGCGATGATTTTATTTACGGTCTTGTAGATAGTTATGCTGACCAAAAATCTGATAATCCTTTTCTAGGTGATGAAGACATCACTGAAATATCAGATTCGGTATATGATACCGAGTTTAAAAAGTTCCTAGATGCTTATCCTGTAAAGATAAGACGTACAAATGGAACGGAGTCTTATTTAAAAGAGGGCACTAAAGAGATTAAAGAACTTTATGTTAAAATCATAACTAGTAAAAGAGCAACACCACAACAGATGCAAGATGCAATTGAATACTATGTCAGGCGATATACTGATTCAGGTAATCTTCCGTATCTAAAGACACTGAAAAACTGGCTCTTACAAGAGATATGGCGTGACGTTCTTAGTCATATTAGTGGTCCTAATTACAAACCTGTTAAAACAGTAAATTATGGCGGAAAAATCGAATAGTCTAGACTACAAACATATCAGTATTGCTGGTACCGAAGCTTTAGATTATATTGATAAGAGGAGAAAGGGTGCAATTAGGTCGCTTAAAACAAGATGGCCTAAACTGAACAACAGACTAACGGGCGGTATCGAATGGAATACTATTATGACTATTGCTGGTATGTCAGGTTCAGGTAAATCAAGTATTGCAAATGAGTTAGAGACAAGTTTCTTTGATCATAATCCTAACGAAAACTTTTCTGTGCTAAGTTTTAATTTCGAGATGTTGGCACTTAAACAAGTTGGTAGGAAAATATCAGCGAAAATGTCACGAACTGTTACAGAATTGTATTCAGGTCAGGCTTCATTATCAGATGGCGATTTTCAAATAGCAGAAAATCATATTAACAATGAAATTTCTAACTATGATATATTTTATGTAGACGTGCCTGGCACAGTCCAAGAAATATTCAATACAATAATGAACTTTCATGAGGAACAGAAGAAGATAAAAGGTAAACACTATGGTACTGTTATATTCCTTGACCATACTCTACTTACTAGAGGTGCTCAAGGTGCAGCAGAACGTGAGATCTTATCTAGACTTTATGGCATGTTTATGTTTGTAAAGAAGAGAATAAAATGTATCTTTATAGCACTGAGTCAGCTCAACAGAGAGATAGAAAAGTCCGAGCGATTAGCGAATCCTATGCAGCATTATCCAATGAAGAAAGACATCTTCGGTAGTGATGCTGTGTTTCACGGTTCCGATTATGTAATGGTGTCGCATAAACCATTTATGCTTCATCTTCAGACATACGGGCCTAAAAATCTCCCTGTTGTTCATCCGACCAATCATACTCAAGCCATGATTTATTGGCATATAATTAAGAATCGTGATGGCGAAAGCGGATTAGTACTCAGTATGTTGGATAATCTAAAACACAACACAGTAGACGAATACAATCAAATATTTTCATAATGAGTCAAGAAATCTTAGTAATTGGGGAATCAGGTAGTGGCAAATCCACTAGTATAGAACTGCTTGATTCTAAGGCTACGTTTATCATTAACGTAGCAAATAAACCACTTCCATTTAGAGGCTGGAAGTCAAAATATGCGGCTCTATCAAAGGATAATCCTACTGGTAATTACTTGAGTACGGATGATCCATTGAAAATTGTCAATATGCTAAAACATATTGATAAAAATATGCCGCATGTCAAACATGTGGTTATTGATGATTTTCAATATATCATGGCTAACGAGTTTATGCGTAGAGCTAATGAACGTGGCTTTGATAAGTTTACCGACATAGGTTTACATGCCTGGGAGATAATCAATACTGGTAAGAATATGCGAGACGATATTACGTTTGTAATGCTCGGTCATGCTGAAGCTTCTACAGATTTACAAGGCAACAGAAAACTGAAGTTCAAAACTATCGGTAAACTTGTTGACGAGAAAATCAATGTAGAAGGTATGTTTACCGTAGTGCTATTTACCGATGTGTCTCCTGATGAAAGCGGGAGTATTCAAAGATACTTTGTAACGCAAAGTGATGGTACCACTACAGCTAAATCGCCTCGTGGCATGTTTGAAGATCTAAAGATCACTAACGATCTTAACAGTGTAATTAAAACAGTAACTGAATATAACAATTAAAATGAAACTTGTAGGTAAAAAAGTTGAAAGAATGAATAAGTATGGAGATACTTCTTGTATCAATCTAACCGATAATGGTAGAATGAGATTGTCTCCAAATCTTGTTAGCAGATTACGTATTGCAAAAAATACTAATCGCATTGGATTTGCATATCCTGAGTCAGAAGAAGAAAACGCATATGTATTTCTGGCACCAGACAATGATGGTGTTGCTATCAATGCTCAAGGTTATACAACAAACAAACCTCACAACAGGGATCTTAGATCTACGTTTGGGTTGCCTAGTACTGGAGAGTGTACTTTGTATGTGGATGAGACACCTGTGACTTATCCAGAATACGAAGGTTATACTTTTTATAGACTTACAACTTCAATCGAAGATACCAAGGTTACGTCTACTAGTATGGAATCTACTAGAGAGGGAGAAGATTGGACTGACACAACTCAAACGTCAGCAGCTCTTACAACAGAAGAAAGCACTGTTGAAGAATTTGAAGTAGAAGAAGTTGCTTTCGATGATATTTTTTAATTAAATAGAAATAAATAAATGTATTCTATTAGCAAAGATCTTACAGTAGATGCAGGGAGCGGTATAAGTCCTATTCCTGTAGGAATCAATGAGAATGTTAAATTCAGTGGATTAGAGAAAAAAGCTGATAAAAACGGTAATAGTTACCTCAGTTTTAACTTTACTGATCTAGAAGGTAATGTTCTAACGCATAACGAGTTTGAGATAAACCCTCAATATGTTACACCTAAAGAAGGTGAGTCTAAAGAAGATGCTGTTAACCGTAGAGTGAATAGTATGCTTGTAAGAATCAAGCATATCTGTACTCAATTCATTTCTGCAGATCAGTTTGTAGTATCAGGAACTGATTGGAGTTCTTTCTGTACTAACCTGGTTCAACTAATGCAGAATCGTAATTACAGTAAAGCCCTTCGATTGAAAGTTGTATACAACTACCGTGATTACGCTTCTCTTCCTAACTATACTCCATTTGTGGAAACAATGGAGACTTCTCCCAGTAAGTTACGTATCAGTAAAAATGACAAACTGGTGAAAGAAGAGACCAAAGCTGTTGCTGAAGTTGTAAATACAGACGATGATCTGCCATTTTAAATAACAGCTAATGTATGACTCAAGGAACATACGAGTTCCTAAAAAACTTACTAAGGCCAATATTTTGGAGTTAGTAAGTGAGTCTTACATTATAAGACATTATATGGGGTTTGATTTCAAACTAGGCAAAGCTTATTCTAGCCCGCTTAGAGAGGACTCAAACCCCTCTTTTGTCTTATATATGGCAGGCAATGGGAACATAAAGTTTAAAGACTTTAATGGATTGTCTGGTAATTGTTTTGATCTGGTAATGTATATATACAATGTAGATTTTAAAGAAGCATTGCGTATAATAGATAGGGATTTAGGCTTAAAATTATCAGATACCTCCGTTTACCCTTCTTCCTTCCCCAAGCGTGTAGTTTACAATGTAGAAAAACAAGAAAATTGTAAAAAACTAATTCAGTTCAAACCTCAAGTATTTACAAAGTTTGATCTGGATTATTGGGCAGCGTACAATATAGATCTTGAAACACTTAATAAGTATAATGTGTACTCTGGTAAATTCATATTCTTAGATAAGAAACTAATCTTACGATATGCATATACTCAGCCTATTTTTTGTTATAAATTTCCATCAGGCTCAGTTAAAGTCTATAGGCCTTTGAATACGGACATCAAATGGCTAAGTAACACTACTGAGTTTGATATACAAGGTGAGGCACAACTTCCTGAAAAGATAGATTGTTTGATAATTACAAAATCTCTAAAAGATGTAATGGTACTAGACAGTCTTGGGTATCCTGCTATTGCTCCGCAATCAGAAAATACTAAGACCCAGTATGAAAAAATGGTAGAGATAATTAAATCTAAACAAGTAAAGTTTATCACAATTATATTTGATAACGACCAATCAGGACGTAACGGAGCTCAAGAATTGAATGCATACCTAAGATCTGAATTTAATAGCATGATCACAATAGACGTGCTATTTGTAGAACGTCACAAAGACATATCAGATCTTATAAAAGCAGAGGGAGAAGATAGTGCGGTTGAATTTTTAAAGAATATAAAATGTCAAAAATAGGAAAGACATGGAAAGTAGTTATTCCAAACTATGAAGATAAAGTCCCTATCAGTCAAAGACGTAGGGCAAAGTATTTTAAAAAAAGTGATCAAATAAACAATAGGATACCTAAAAAGCATCTTGCTAAACTAAAAGCAGGTCATTTGTATTTTGATCAAAAAGGTTATTTAGTAGATTACAATAAAAATAGAGTAATTGCAAATCCGCTAGTAGCAGGTAAACCTAAATACTGGACAATTAATGGTCAAAGAATATATGACGGTTCTTTGCACTATACTGCTAGAGCTACAGTAGCTAGGTGGATGCATAAATATCTAGGAGAGTATATTGATGACTTACCTGAAATAGAAATACCTACTGGGTGTTATCTACGTGTATGGCTTGATATATATAAACCTAATGACTCTGATAAATGGGATTGTGATAACCAATGGCCTTGGGTCAAATGGTTTATGGATACTCTTGTAGAGAAGGGCAAGATTCCAGAAGACAGTGTTGCATATGTACGCAGCGCTGGTCAAGTAAGTTATATACCTTCTGATGATAGAAAATTAGTATTTAATATACAGATCATATGATAGATTATGAAAAATTGAATGCGCATAGGATGAGTGTATCATCTCTTAATCTGTTTGCCCATTCACCGAAATTGTACATGAATCATGTACTGAATCCTGAAGAAGTAAGAACAGGATATTTCTCAAAAGGCAGTGCAGTAGATTGCTTAATAACAGAACCTGAAAAGTTTGAAGACCAATTTGCTATAATGTCAATTGAGCGTCCTTCTGGTATGATGGGCGATCTTTGTCAAAAATTAGTACAATATAGTTCTATGGAGGGAGCTGAGCATGTAAAATTTGAAGATCTATTTGAGCTTGCTTATAAAGAATCAGGATTTAAACTTACTAAAGAGGCAGTGCTTAAAAAGTTTGAAGCTCCTAATTCTGAAGCAAAGAAATATTATAATGAGATTCTGAAAGCAGGTGATAGAAAATTACTCAGTGAAACTGAATATTCTCAAGTAAAAGAAGTTGTACACATGCTTAAAACTAATGAGCATACTAAGTTTTATATAGAAGATGCAGCTTCTCACCCATTGATGGAGACCATTGACCAGATGGAGATATTCTTTAAGCTTGAAGATGTTGAGTGTAAAGCCTATTTGGACAGAGTTATAATAGACCATACTAAGAAACGTGTACTTCCACTTGATTTGAAGACCACAGGTAAATCTGTATTTGAGTTTGAAAAAAGTTATATTCAATATGGATATTTCAGACAAGGCGCCTTTTACACAGCAGCTATTAGAGATTATATGTATAAAGATGAAAAGCTTAGAGATTATAGCCTTGAGAACTTTAGATTCATTGTAGCCGAAATGGACTGTGAAAACTCTCCTCTTGTATTTCAAATGAGTGATGATGATTTAAAACGTAGTCTTTATACTGGTGGTAATCTTAAATCAGGTCAAGAATTAAAGAGTGTCTATCAGTTATTACATGAACTCAAATGGCATAGGGAAGAATGTCTTTGGGATATGCATAAAGAGCAGCTTGAGTCCCTTAAACGCACTGGGTCGCTCACCCTCGATATCATCAAGTAGTTTAGCTAGAAACTATACTACACATTTTCTTTTGCCTATGATGCTTCCCTTCATAAGCAAAACACCTTCTTTTAATTTCAGGAATTTATATTTGGGAGCTGATTTTCTTCAGCCTCCCGAACCTGAAATTCTTCATATACTTTACAATCCTAAGTTTACGCAGCAGTACACAGACTTTGAAGCGCGTGTAGAAGCGCATAAGTCCTGCTATGGCATATACGATGCTGCACCTGGACATGTAATGCATATGATAGAAGTACCAGAGAAATATCTAGAAGACTATCATAGTTTTCTTATTGGAAGATATGATCTGTTTTCGGATAAATACAAAAAAGTATTTGTACCAGGAACTAAATTACATAAAGCAGTAAATAATATACAGCCATTTCCAATGTGGCAAGAACAATTTGAAATTTTTAATCTAAAACTTATCACTAAAAATGGAAAAGAGAACCATTAAAACTAGACTTGTAGGAAAAGAAGATGTATTTAAAATCTTAGCTCTTGGCGAGTCTGTACAGATGCCTATATTATTACTAGGCGAACCAGGTGTGGGTAAAACACAAGCGTTACTTGACTATGCTGCAAGTAAATATAATTTCAATAAAGACCTTGTAAGAGAAAAAACCTTTATTATCGAGCTTGATGAGGGTACTCGTACTTCGGAAATCAAAGGCCGTGTGAACATGCAAGCACTTCTTGAAGATAAAAAGTATGAAATAGATGCTCCTATTGCAGATGCAGAGTTTGTATTGATTAACGAGGTCGATAAAGGTACATCAGGTGTTAGAAATACATTGCTGTCTGTAATGCGCGAAAAAGCTTTGTTCTATGGTGATACTATCAAGAAATGTAAATGGACAACGTTTGCAGGTTCTTGTAATGTTATTCCTGAAGATGAGCTTGAGAATCCTTTCTGGGATCGATTCATTCTTACACAGAAAGTAGAACGAGTTGGTAGTGATGCTATGAAAAAGATCTGTGATGATCATAATTCTGTACAAACATTGACCATTGATGTTCCAAATAAAGAAGATATTAAAAATGCTGAATATGATAAAAAGCTTTTTAATAAATTTCTAGATCTTGTGTATCCTGATGTATCAGATCGTACTCTTTATGCTCTTGTAGATGTTGTTAAAGCTGTAAAACTTATTTACAATTATGATGATAAAGAAGCTTTATTGAACATCTGTGCTCTTGTAGCTCCTAGCCATGCTGCCGCTCTTAGCTCTAAACTAGAGACAAAGCGTGAGAATAACGTTTCTTCTCTTATTGCACAACTTCCTGATGTAATAAAGGCAGGTAATGATGGTTATACTACTATGTTTGTGCGTAACATCACTACAGAGTTGAATGAATTAGGTAAAATGAGTAGTTATAGAACTAGAGCAAATACTCTTAAAGAGCAAATGTTGAGTATTGTAAACTCTTCTCAAATGGATAAGAGCTTTGTTAGTTCATTAAACTTTACATTCTAATGAAAACATTTAATTATGAGCGATATAAAAGAGAGCTACAATATAGAGAAAACATAATGAATAATATTGATGGTGCACGTCCAAAGTGCATCATCAATAACTCTCTATCTAAAGAAGATGGCTATCTTATTCATCGTAAGTTGAAGAATCATATTCCTACAGGAAATGATTTTATTATTAATCAGGGAGCAGACAATCTTTTATCTGATCTTTTTAATCATTGGCATGAAAAAGATAAAGACTACAGTTTAAGACCTGATAAATATTGGTGGCATCATATATTATCAAGATTGGATAATCATTTGCTTCAAAAACTTACAAATGATAATACTTTGTATAGTTATATAGCTACTAAAAATTCTATAACTATTCTTAGAAAATTATTAGATAAGTTTTCTCCTGAAGAAATGCAACAGTTTGCAGATGATATGCAAGCCAATGCCGAAGGAGATAGTAGCAGAACTCCTAATCAGGATATAATGGATGCTATAGAAAAAGCAAGTGCTTCTGTTCAAAATAGTATTAAAAAGGATATTTCAGATGCAGAAAATCTTCCAGGAGGATTCTTATCTGGAGATGCTCCAAATGATCTTGATCAATTAGAAGCTCTTCCTAAAAATGTAATGTCTAAATTACGATCAATAAATAAAGGCCAGATAGGTAACTTTCTTAAGTCTACTATTGATTATGCAATTGAAGCTACTACAGGTAAAGACAGAGTAACTGAAGAATCTATATTTGAAGCAGATGAGATAGATGATATATCCAATATAGAAAATTTTGCACATATTGCTCTATTTGATGACCTTATGGTTACAAAAAAGACCAAGCATGTTAGCTTTGATATCTATATAGATGATTCAGGTTCTATGACAAGTAAAGTCTATGGAGGAGAATTTAATAATACTCAGTTTAGAACTTTAGCTCATTTACTTGCATTCAGACTTATGCAATTGAATATTCTTAGAAAGAGTTATTTGTTTTCTTCGCATGGGCAAATAGAAGAATTTGATAAGAAAGATCTGTTTAAAGCTAGATTTTCTGGAGGAACTGATATCCGACAGTGTATCAAAAAAGCTCAAAAAGAGAAAAGACCTGCGATATTAATAACTGATGGGTATGATAGCATAGATCCTAAAAAAGATTACTATAAAGATATGTATATCTTAGTTTTAGGAACTAGTCTTCCATCATGCTTTATAGAATTTGCCAAAAATAATCAGATATTATTCTTCTATAATTCTAAGTTTACAAATAAATTAGATTATAAAGAACATCGTATAAGTCCTAATTTTTAAAAATGATGCAAAAACCATCTGAACAATATGAACGTGTAAAAAAGCTTTTGCAGTCAGATTCCCGATTACGAGAATCTGATCGCAAGCTTATGTCTAGAGTCTGGTATGATGATCTTATTAATAAAGGTTATAATATAGATTTTATGACTGTAAAAGAATTTCTTACTTTATTAAGTATGAATGGATTAACTTCTTATGAAAGTACAACCCGTGCAAGACGTAAGGTAATGGAACTCCATGCTGAACTTCGAGGCACTGGCTACTCAGTTAGAAAATCTCAAGAAAAAGAAGTAAAAACTGATGTCAAAGGTTGGAAGGTCTTTTGACCTTCCATATCTTTGATGTCTTTTCTAATTAAAAATCAATCAAAATGGACAAAAGCAATCAAATTCTCAGTGACATCGTAGTGTTTAACAAATATGCTAAGTATGTACCGAGTGAAGAACGAAGAGAAACGTGGGACGAGATCGTAACACGTTACATAGAAATGATGAAGAAACGGTATCCAACAATTGTAGATAGAATAGAAGAAAACGCTAAATATTTGTATAACAAAGAAATATTGATGTCAATGAGAGGTGCACAGTTTGCTGGCCCTGCTATTGAAAAATCAGAATCCAGAGTGTACAATTGCGCTTATCTTCCCATTGATGATTACCGTGCATTCAGTGAGACAATGTTTTTATTACTTGGAGGTACAGGCGTAGGTTATTCTGTACAACGTGACCATGTAAATAATCTTCCTGATATCAGTAAGCCTAAGAAAACTCAAAAGTATCTTGTAGGAGATTCTATTGAGGGATGGGCTGATGCTGTACGTCATTTGATGTCAGCATACTTCGGTCTAAGAAAGACAAAGCCTGTATTTGACTTTTCTGATATTAGACCTAAAGGTGCAAGGCTTGTAACTGCAGGTGGTAAAGCTCCTGGGCCTGAGCCACTTAAGAAATGTCTATTCAATCTTGAGCTTATGCTTGAGCGTAAACAAGATGGAGAAAAGCTTACACCTATTGAAGTACATGATATGATCTGTCATATTGCAGATGCTGTACTTGCTGGAGGTATTAGACGAGCTGCTCTTATCTCCTTATTTTCCGCAGATGATGATGAAATGATAGCATGTAAAAGCGGATCATGGTGGGAAAAGAATCCTCAACGTGGACGTGCCAATAACTCTGCTGTATTGTTACGTCATAGAATTACAAAGGAGTTCTTCGTAAATCTATGGAAGAAGATAGAGGAGTCAGGATCAGGAGAGCCAGGTACATATCTTACAAATGATAAGGACTGGGGAACCAATCCATGTTGTGAAATTGCACTGAGACCGTTTCAGTTCTGTAATCTTACAGAAATAAATGCGGGCAATGTAATAGATCAACTTGATCTAAATGAACGTGCAAGAGCTGCGGCTTTCTTTGGTACACTACAGGCAGGCTTTACAGACTTTCATTACCTTAGACCTATTTGGAAAGAGACAACTGAAAAAGATGCTCTTGTAGGTGTAGGCATGACAGGTATCTGCAATGGTGCAGTATATCCCCTTGATCTTAAAGAAGCAGCAAGTATTGCAGTTGAATCCAACTATCAAACAGCAAAGCTCATAGGTATTAATCCTGCAGCTCGAATCACTACAGTAAAACCAAGTGGCACTACTTCATGTGTTGTAGGTACAAGCTCTGGTATTCATGCATGGCACTCTAAATATTATATCAGACGTATGCAGTGCAACAAAGATGAAGCATTGTATCAATATCTTGCTATACATCATCCTGAACTTGTAGATGATATGAAGCTTATTCCTAACTCTGCAGTTATTGAAATTCCTCAAATGGCTCCAGACTCTGCA